AACTTGCGGAGATCAAGAAGGCAGAGCTGAACTTCCAAGCACGCATGAAAGAGCTGGACGTGGATGTCTTTGAGCTTGAGACCAAGGATATTCAGCACGCCCGCGAGACCCATAAAGGCGACTGGACTCCGAAGGTCATCGCCCTGGCCTGCATCCTGTTCTTTGGCGGGTACATCTTCAGCGTGACCTTCCTGCCACCGGAGGCGAACAGTGAGGCGGTCATCAACCTCGTTCTGGGCTACCTTGGCGGCGTGGTTAGCGCGATCGTTTCCTTCTATTTTGGCGCCAGCCAGAAGCAGGACTGAGCCCATGAAGACCGGACCCGAAGGCCTGGAGCTGATCAAGCACTTTGAGGGCTGCGAGCTCAAGGCCTACTGGTGCCCGGCCGGCGTACTGACCATCGGCTACGGCCACACCGCCGACGTCGACGAGGGCGACGAGATTGAGCAGGAAGACGCTGACAGGCTCCTGGAGGCGGACCTGGAGGAGTTTGAGCACTATGTGCTCCAGCTCGTCGAGCCTGAGCTCACGCAGCACCAGTTCGACGCCCTTGTGGCGTGGACCTTCAACCTGGGGCCGGGGAACCTCAAGGAAAGCACGCTCCTGAAGCGCCTGAACGAGGGCGACTTCGATGACGTGCCGGCCCAGATCCTCCGGTGGACCAAGTCCGGCGGCAAGGAGCTCCCCGGTCTTGTCCGCAGGCGCGAAGCAGAGGCTTTGCTGTTCCTGGGAGAGGACTGGCGGAAATGTCTAGCCTAGCCCTCAAGGACTTCGACCTCCTCTCCGACAGTGAAAAAGCGGAGGCCATGGCCCTGCTCAAGCGCTACGAGACGCTTGAGAAGCAGGAAAGCGCCCAGAAGGACTTTATGGCCTTCGTGAAGACCCAGTGGCCGGACTTCATCGAGGGCCGGCACCACCAGATCATCGCCGAGAAGTTCAACAAGATCGCCGACGGGAAGCTGAAGCGCCTGATCGTCTGCCTCCCTCCCCGACATTCCAAATCCGAGTTCGCCTCGACCTTCTTCCCGGCGTGGATGATGGGCCGGCGCCCCAACCTGAAAATCATCCAGGCGACCCACACCGCGGAGCTCGCGGTTCGGTTCGGTCGCCGGGTGCGGAATATTATCGACAGCGACGCCTACCAGGAAGTTTTCCCGAGCCTCCAGCTTGAGGGCGATAACAAGAGCGCCGGCCGCTGGACCACCAACGGCGGCGGCGAAGCTTTCTACTCGGGCGTGGGCGGCGCGATCACTGGCCGGGGCGCTGACCTTCTGGTGATCGACGACCCGGTATCGGAGCAGGATGCCCTCTCGGCCACGGCCCTGGATGGTATATACGAGTGGTATACCTCGGGCCCACGGCAGCGTCTCCAGCCGGGTGGGATCATCGTCATCGTCATGACCCGCTGGTCCACGAAGGACCTCGTGGGGCGCGTGCTCAAGAAGCAGGGCGACGACTACGCCGACCAGTGGGACGTGGTCGAGTTCCCGGCGATCATGCCCGAGAGCGAGGAGCCGCTCTGGCCCGAGTTCTGGAAGAAGGAGGAACTCCTCTCGGTTAAGGCCTCGCTGCCGATCTCCAAGTGGAACGCGCAGTGGATGCAGAACCCGACGGCCGAGGAGGGCTCGATCGTCAAGCGCGAGTGGTGGCGGCGCTGGGAGCCGGATCACGTCCCGGCCTACAGCTATGTGATCCAGTCCTACGATACCGCCTACTCCAAGAAGGAGACCGCCGACTACTCGGCGATCACCACCTGGGCGATCTTCCAGCCCGAGGATGAGGGCCCGGAGCAGATCATCCTCCTCGACGCCAAACGCATGCGGGTCGACTTCCCGGACCTGAAGCGGATCGCCATGGAGGAGTACCGCTACTGGGAGCCGGACTGCGTCCTGATCGAGGCCAAGGCCTCGGGCACGCCCCTGACCCACGAGCTCCGGCGCATGGGCATCCCGGTGACCGCGTATACGCCGAGCCGGGGGCAGGATAAGATTGCCAGGATGAACAGCGTGGCCCCGATCTTTGAATCGGGTATGGTCTGGGCTCCGGAGCAGACTTTTGCCGAGGAGGTCATCGAGGAAATGGCTTCATTCCCGTTTGGGGATAACGATGACTTCTGCGACTCGGCGACCATGGCCTTGATGAGGTTCCGCCAGGGCGGATTTGTTACCCTGGACGAGGACTATCAAGAAGAGATGCGGCCGCTACGGCGAGACAGGGTGGTTTACTACTGATGGCTATTGAAAAGCGCGAGCTCGGCACGCAGGACGACCCCGATATCATCCCCATGGGGAATCAGATCGAGGTCTTCCCGGAACCCTCCCGCGAGGACATGGTGCGTGACGCGGCCATGGTCCTGGTCGCCGAGGAGGGGCTCCTGATCGACGACGAGATCGACGCCGAGCCCGAGATGCCCATGGCCGGCCACGACGAGAACCTCGTCGAGTACCTGGACCCGAGCGATCTCTCCAGCCTGGCCGACGACGTCCTGTCTTCGATTAAGGCCGACAAGGAATCGCGCTCGGACTGGGAGAAGACCTACGTCGACGGCCTGAAGTACCTGGGCATGCGCTTCGACGAGAGCCGCTCCCAGCCTTTTGAGGGCGCCTCTGGGGTGATCCACCCGATCCTGGCCGAGGCCGTGACCCAGTTCCAGGCCCAGGCATACAAGGAGCTCCTGCCGGCCAAGGGCCCGGTGAAGACCGAGATCGTCGGCGCGCGCTCTGTCGAGGTGGAGCAGCAGGCTGAGCGGGTCCAGGACTTCATGAACTTCTACATCATGAACGTGATGGAGGAGTACGACCCCGAGCTCGACATGCTCCTCTTCTACCTGCCCTTGGCGGGATCCGCGTTCAAGAAGGTCTACTACGACACGGTGCTAGACCGGGCGGTGAGCAAGTTCATCGCCCCGGAGGATCTGGTGGTGCCCTACGAGGCCCCGGACCTGTTCTCGGCCGAGCGCGTGACCCACGTCTTGACCATGAGCAAGAACGAAATCCGGAAGCTGCAGCTGAATGGCTTCTACGCGGACGTCGAGCTCAAGGGTGGGAACGGCCGCTATTCCCGGGACGACATCGAGGAGCAGATCGACGACATCGAGGGCCAGTCCCCGTCCTACCAGGAGATGCGCGACCGCACGGTCTACGAGGTCCACACGATCCTCGACCTCCCGGGCTTTGAGGACGTCGGCGAGGACGGCGACCCCACGGGGCTGAAGCTGCCCTACATCGTCACCATCGACGAGGACTCTCAGCAGGTCCTGTCCGTGCGCCGCAACTGGCGCGAGCAGGATCCGTCGAAGCGCAAGATCAACTACTTCGTGCAGTTCAAGTTCCTTCCCGGCCTGGGCTTCTACGGCCTGGGCTTGAGCCACATGATCGGCGGCCTGTCGAAGGCCTCGACCTCGATCCTGCGTCAGCTGATCGACGCCGGCACCCTGGCCAACCTGCCTGCTGGCTTCAAGGCCCGCGGGATGCGGATCCGGGACGAGGACAACCCGCTCCAGCCCGGTGAGTTCCGGGATATCGACACCACCGGCGGCAGCCTCCGGGAGAACCTGATCCCGCTGCCGATCAAGGAGCCGTCGAACGTCCTCATGCAGCTGCTCGGGCTGCTGGTCGAGAGCGGCAAGCGCTTTGCCTCGATCGCCGACATGAACGTCGGGGACATGAACCAGCAGATGCCCGTGGGCACGACCGTGGCCTTGCTGGAGCGTGGCACGAAGGTGATGAGCGCGATCCACAAGCGCCTGCACTACAGCCAGAAGATCGAGTTCCAGCTGATGGCCCGGGTCTTCAGCGAGTACCTGCCGCCGGCATACCCCTACCAGACGGGTTCCGGCCAACAGCAGGTCCTGAACGCCGACTTCGACGGCCGGGTGGACGTGATCCCTGTTTCGGACCCGAACATCTTCTCCCAGAGCCAGCGCATCACCCTGGCCCAGGAGCTGATGCAGCTGGTCCAGTCCAACCCGCAGATCCATGGCCCGCGGGGCGTCTACGAGGCCTACCGGCGCATGTACGCGGCCCTTGGGGTGGACGATATCGATACCCTCTTGCAGCCGCCTCCTGAGCCCCAGCCGCCCATGCCGGTGGATGCGGGCCTGGAGAACTCCGGGCTCCTGCTCGGGCAGCCCGCGCAGGCCTTTGAGCAGCAGAACCATGTGGCCCACGTCGACGCCCACCGCCAGCTCTTCCTGACCCAGGTGGTCAAGGAGAACCCACAGCTGCAGGCGATGATCATCTCGCACATGCTCCAGCACCTGCAGTTCCGGGCCGCTCAGATGGCCCAGCAGCAGCTTCCGCCGGAGGTGATGCAGCAGATCCAGCAGCTGCCCATGCTCGCGCAGCAGCTGCCGCCGGAGCAGGTCCAGGCCTTCCAGCAGCAGGCCCAGATGCTGATCGACCAGGTGGCCTCGCCGATCCTGGCCCAGCTGACCGCCGAGCTCATGGAGTCCATCGGCCAGGGCGGGGCAGAGGATCCGCTGGTCCAGATCCGCCAGCAGGAGCTTGCGCTCCGGGCCGCAGAGCTCCAGCAGGACCAGGGCGAGTTCCAGGCCGAGGAGCAGCGCCGGATGCAGGAGAAGCTCCTGGAGGCCGAGATCCAGCGCCAGCGCATGGATCTGCAGAAGCAGATCGCTGACGACAAGATCGCGATCGCCGAGGACCGGCTTCGCCAGAACGCTGAGCTCAAGCTTATGGAGCTCGCACAGAAATTTGGGAGACAACAATGACCACCAGCTACCGCCTTGAGGCGATCGATAAGCTCCGGGCCCACAAGAAGGAGGTCCGGGAGCTAGAGCGCATGGCCTTCGCGGCCGAGGAGAAGCGCAAGGCTGACCGCGACGCGGCGAACGAGGCACGGATTGCGGCCAAGCTTGGCCGGGCTACCGGGGAGGAACCTGCGCCTCCCTCGGTGGTTCTTTCTGACGTCGAGCAGGAGGCCCTAATCGAGGAGCCTGCAATCAAACCCAAGCGCCGTCGGAAGGCGGCACCCAAGAAGAAGGAGGCACAAGATGCCGCTGAAGAAGGGACGTGGCCAGGAGACGATCTCGGAGAACATCAAGATGCTCCGTAAAGAGGGTCGTCCTCAAAACCAAGCCGTCGCCATCGCCATGAAGAAGGCGAAGGAGATGAAAGCCGGTGGTGCCGTCATGGGCGGCAAGCCGAAGAGAATGAAGACCCGTGGCACCGGCGCCGCCACTAAGGGCCTTTATTTCTACGAAAGGGATTGATGGACGACCTCGACCTTCAGTCCAAGATCGATCGAACCATTCGTGAGCGTCGGGCGCTGATTCAAGAGATGCTCATGAGTGGTTTGCTCAAAGATATGGAACAGTACAAGTTTGTGCAAGGCGAGCTGCGTGCGCTAGACTTTATCGAGGAGACCATTCGGGACTACCTCAAGAAGGAGGCGCGGTGAGCAAACCAAGTGTAGAGGGTGCTTATGTAAGCACTGAGGAGCGCGTGCTCGATCCAACGCTGTTGGAGAAGAGTGCGCTTGAGCGCATGCCAAGCCCGTCCGGCTGGCGCATGCTGGTTCTTCCTTATGCGGGGAAGGGCACGACCAAGGGTGGGATCCACCTGACCCAGGAGACTCTTGACCGGGAAGGGCTCGCCACCGTGGTGGCCTATGTGGTGAAGATGGGTCCGCTCTGCTACGCGGAGACGGCGAAGTTTGGCCACAAGCCTTGGTGCAAGGAGCGCGACTGGGTTCTAATCGGCCGCTACTCGGGGGCCCGCTTCAAGCTTGAAGACGGCGCCGAGGTCCGCATCATCAATGACGACGAGGTCATTGGAACTATCCTGAACCCCGACGACATAGTGAGCTTCCGATGATTGAGAACCAAGCAAAACAAGCCGAAGAAGATCAGGTCGATATCGAGATCACCGAAGACCTGCCCGAAGGCGCGGAGCAATCTGAGGCGAAAGCCTCCCCCGAGGACGAGCTTGAGCGCTACACGAAGCAAGTGTCTCGGCGCATTAACAAGCTCAACGCCAAGAGCCGCGAGGCTGAGGAGCGCGCTGCCCAGCTAGAGCGCCTGGCGATGCAAAAGGAGCAGGAGCTCCAGCAGTATCGTCAGCAGACGGTCCACTACCAGCAGAGCATGCTCCAGAAGGAAGAGGAGTCGCTGAAGGCCAAGACTGACCAGGTAGACGAGATCTACCGGAAGGCGGTAGCCAGCGGCGATGCTGAGCTCATGTCTAAGGCCGATACGCTGAAGACCGAGCTCGCAATCCAGAAGGAGAAGCTGAACGCGGCCAAGGCCCGCCAGGCTGGTGCCCAGCAGGCTCAGGCCCAGCAATACCAGGCCCAGCCTGAGCAATATCAGCAGTACCAACAGCAGCCGCAGCAGCAAGCGCCCCAGCAGGAGGTCAAGCCGACCGACCAGGCCCTGTCCTGGCACCAGCAGAACCCCTGGTACGGGAACCAAGAGGATCCCGAGCATTCTGCCGCTACGCAGCTTGCGTATTTCACCCACTTCAACCTTCTGAACGAAGGCTACGAAGCCGACTCCGAGGATTATTATGCGGAGTTGAACAATCGTGTTTATCGGGCGTATCCTTCGCTCAAGGCCGCCGGTGACGACGGCCAGGTTGCCGGGAAACAGGAAAGTCGACCCTCTGTGCAAAGAGTCGCTTCCGCCTCAGTAGGAGGTCGGCAAAAAACACAGACTAAGCGTGGCGTGACGTTCACCAAGTCGGAGATCGAACGCCTCCGCGGTCTGAAGCCGCACAACTTGTCCGAGGAGCAATGGCTCCAGCGAGTGGCCAAGGAAAAGCAGAAGATCGCACAACGAGAGGCACGCTGACATGAGTAATACGACTAGCCGCGCAAGCCGTGATTCCGAGACTCACGAAAAACAAGCTCGCAGACAACCTTGGCGCCCAGTGCGCAAGCTGGAAACTCCTCCGCCTCCTCCGGGGTACGAATACCGTTGGATTCGGGAGAGCATGCTGGGGCAAGAAGACAGGGCCAACGTGTCCCGTCGAGTGCGCGAGGGCTGGGAACTGGTGCGTGGCACCGACCTCCCGCCTGAGTGGCGCGATGCCTACCCCACCATGGACAGCGGCCGCCATGAGGGTGTGATTAGCACAGAGGGTCTGCTGCTGGCGAAGTTACCGATCGAAACGATTGAGGAGCGTCGAGCGTATTACAGCGACAAGACGCGCCAGGCCCGGGAAGCGTTGGACAACAACATGTTCAGCGAGCTCCGGGGCGACAATCGTTATGTGAAGTACGACCCCCAGCGCGATACCCAAGTCACTTTTGGACGACGCTGATAGGAGGCCATTCACATGGCAAATAAAGACGCTGCATTTGGACTGCGTCCGAGCCGGATGATGGGTGGAGCCCCTTACTCTGGGGGTCAATCCCGTTACCGGATCGCAAGCGGTCTTTCCGGCAAGATTTTCCAGGGCGACCTGGTCAAGCAAGTAACCGGCGGTGGTATTGAGCGTGCTGCTGCATCCAGCGCGGTTCCGGTGGTAGGCGTTTTCAACGGCTGCCAGTACACGGATCCGACCACTGGTGAGCAGGTGTTCAAGAACTACTACCCTGGCGGCATTGCCGCTTCCGACATCATTGCTTTCGTCATCGACGATCCGAACGTGGTGTTTGAAGTGCAAGCCGATGCTGCTTTCCCCGTCGCTGACCTGTTTGGCAACTTCGACATCGTCGATAACGCCACCACGGGCGACGTGAAGAGCGGTCGCTCCAACTTGGAGCTCGATGTCACCACGGGTGCTACGACCACGACCCTGCCCCTCAAGGCAATCGACATCTCTCAGGATCCCGACAACGACGACGTGGCCTCGGCCAACACGAACGTGCTTGTGGTTATCCAAAACCACATCATGGGCGTGAAGTCCGCCGGCTTAGCATAAGGAGGCTGAATAATGGCTATTTCACGCGCCCAGCTCGCCAAAGAGCTTGAGCCCGGACTCAACAGCCTCTTTGGCATGAGCTACGACAGCTACTCTCGCGAGTACGAGCAGATCTTCGCCGTTGAAGATTCTCAGCGTGCGTTTGAAGAGGAAGTGCTGGTCACCGGCTTTGGCGGGGCTCCCGTCAAGACTGAAGGCCAGGGCGTCCAATTCGACAACGCCTCCGAGAGCTACACTGCTCGTTACACCCACGACACGATCGCACTCGCCTTCTCGCTGACCGAAGAGGCCGTTGAGGACAACCTCTACGACTCCCTCGGCAAGCGCTATGTGAAGGCCCTCGCTCGCTCCATGGCTAACACCAAGGAAGTGAAGGGTGCCGACGTGCTCAACAACGCCTTCTCCTCCAGCTTCGCTGGCGGCGACGGTAAGGCACTGATCGCTACCGACCACCCGCTGGCCGGTGGTGGCACCGCTGCCAACCGTGCGACCACGATGGCCGACCTCAACGAGACGTCCCTTGAAGACGCGCTGATCGACATCAGCACCTTCACCGACGATCGCGGTCTGACCATCTCGGTGCAGGCGACCAAGCTTGTGGTTCCCCCGCAGCTGGTGTTCGTTGCAGACCGGATCCTGGAGTCCACGCTCCGGGTCGGCACGGCTGACAACGACATCAACGCGATCCGCAACACGGGCGTGCTTCCCGGTGGCTACACCGTGAACCACTACCTGACGGATCCGGATGCCTTCTTCCTCCTCACCACGGTGACGGAAATGGGCGAAGGCCTGAAGATGTTCCAGCGCACCGCCATGGAAACCTCCATGGAGCCGGACTTCTCCACCGGGAACCTCCGCTACAAGGCCCGCGAGCGCTACAGCTTCGGCTTCAGCGACTGGCGTGGTATCTACGGCTCCCAGGGCGCGTAAGCACCCTCTGCCGTACCCTAAGGGCGCCTCCGGGCGCCCTTTTTATTTGCGCCGAACAAGCGTATAAATGGTCCTGATCCCTGACGAGCACAATGCTCGACACTAGCCGCGACAGGAGATTCCCATGGCTACCACGACCTTCTCCGGGCCCATCAAGGCCGGAACGATTAAAGCAACCACCGGCACCACCGTCGGCGAGGACAAGGCCAACGTCGGCTTTGTGCTGATGGCTCAAAGCGGCAACGTCGTTTTTGGCGCAAACGGCAGCACGACCGTGGTCGCTACCCTGCCTGCTAACAGCCAGATCTTCCAGGTCACCGTCGACGTGACCACCGCTTTCAACGCTGGCACGACCAACACCCTCGACATTGGTGATGGGTCCACGGCTGACCTGTACGCTGACGCCCTGGCTGCTGGCGCCCAGGCTCGCGTGCTGGCGACCTCCGACGTGTCTCAGATCGGGAACCTGATCGACATCGGCACCTCGGACGTCGACGTGACCGTGACCTACAACCAGACTGGTACGGCTGCGACCGCTGGTGCTGCGACGGTGACGGTGCTCTACCTCCAGAACCGGAATCTCTCCTAAGGGGGTGAGCCATGGCTGATGCCGTCACTTCCCAAACCATCCAAGACGGTGAGCGTCGGGCTATCCTGAAGTTCACCAACATCTCGGATGGCACGGGTGAAAGCGCCGTGACCAAGATCGACGTCTCCGCCCTGACTGCGAATAGTCGGGGCGAGGCTTGCACCGAGGTCGCGATCGCACAGATCTGGTGGCAGTGCGTCGGCATGGGCGTCGAGATCCTTTTCGACGCCACCGCTGACGTCCCGGCCATCATTCTGAGCGAGAACTCTAACGGCCATCACGACTACAGCAGCTTCACCGCGATCCCTAACAACGCCGGCGCCGGCAAGACTGGTGATGTGAAGTTCACCACCTTGAACGCTGCCACCGGGGACGCTTATACGGTGATCATGGACGTGATCAAGAGCTACTAATGGCGACGACGAAGAACGTCAGTCGCACGCCTAGCGGGAGGCTCACCTACCGAGGTGAGTCTTTCGCTGGCTACAATAAGCCGAAGCGCACCTCGGGCGGCAGCAAAAAGTTCGCCGTCCTGGCCAAGAAGGGAGACGAGGTCAAGCTGGTGCGGTTCGGCGACCCGAACATGACGATCAAGAAGAGCAATCCTGAGAGGCGACGCAATTTCCGGGCGCGGCACAACTGCGATACCGCAAAGGACAAATTTTCAGCACGCTACTGGTCGTGCAAGAAGTGGTGAGTTTGCCGCCCCCCGCCCGTCTCCTCTCTCCCCGCGCCCGGTGTGGGCGGGTGGGCGGCATCTTTTAGGAGCGCGCTATGGCCGACGTACCGAAAAATGTACGCAACCCAGCCTTGTACAAGAAGGCTCGGGCCGAGGCCAAGCGCAAGTTTGATGTCTGGCCGAGCGCTTACGCCTCGGGCTGGATGGTCAAGCGCTACAAGGATATGGGGGGCACCTACAGCAACGGCAAGGCTAAGGGCGGCGAGATTAACGCCAACACCATGATGGTGAAGCCCCGGGGCTTTGGCCGTATGCTAGCCAGCAAGCAGAAGATGGCCCGGGTGCCCCGTGGCTAAGCCTAAGGGAGGGCTGACCAAGTGGTTTGGAGAAAAGTGGGTCGATATCTCGGCACCGAAAAAGAGTGGTGGCTACAAACCGTGTGGCCGAAGCTCTGCGAAAGATTCAGAGCGTGGATATCCAAAGTGCGTGCCTTCATCAAAGGCAGCTAGCATGAGCGAGAAGGAGGTCGCCTCGGCCGTCCGGCGGAAGCGATCGAAAAAGCAGGGCGTGGGCGGCAAGCCCACCAACGTGGCAACATTCGCAGCCGAAGGAGGCTCAGTCATGAAAATGAAAGGCTATAAAATGGGCGGATCCGCCTGCAAGCGTATGGCCAAAGGCGGCATGGTGAACCAGAAGCCCGCTGGTAAAATGCGTCCGCCCTCCAGCAAAAAGTGCGGGCTCTACGGGCACAAGTAGGGGTGAAACATGGCGACCAGCAACAGCAAGGACTTTGAGCTCGACGTAGCCGAGTACATCGAGGAGGCTTTTGAGCGGTGCGGTCTTGAGCTCCGCACCGGCTACGACCTGGAGTCTGCTCGACGGTCCCTGAACCTGCTGCTGGCCGAGTGGGCGAACCGTGGCCTGAACCAGTGGACGGTCAAGCAGAATGCGATCCCCATGGTCCAGGGCACGGCGTCCTACAACCTCGACTCGACCAACCCCACGTCGGTGATTGACGTCCTCGATTGCTTTGTGCGTGAGACGGTCAGCGGGACCACCACGGACCTGCCCCTGAATCGCATGAGCCGCGCCGAGTACGCCAACCTGGCGACCAAGAGCACGACCGGGAAGCCGAATCAGTTCGTGATGGACAAGCAGATCACGCCCACGATCACGATCTGGCCGGTGCCCGATAAGAGCTCGACCTATACGGTCTACGTCAACGTGCTCACGCGCATGGACGACGCCGACACGGCCGCGGACACGATGCAGATCCCTTTCCGCTTTTACCCTTGCCTGGCGGCAGGGCTTGCCTACTACATGGCCTTGAAGCGGGCCCCGGAGAAGGTGCAGCTGCTGAAGGCGCTCTACGAAGAAGAGTTCCAGCGCGCTATGTCCCAGGACGAGGAGCGGGCATCCTTCCGGGTTTCGCCCTACCTCCGCAGCTATGACATCGCCTGACCATGGCCTTCGCATCGAACAGGCGAGCCTACGGAATCTGCGACATCACCGGGTTCCGCTACCGGCTCAAGGACATGAAGAAGACCTGGGACGGGCTGCTCGTTGGGCCGGATCAATGGTCTCCAAAGCATCCCCAGCTTGAGCGCAAGCCCAGCCCGGCGGATCCCCAGGCGCTGAAGAACGCGCGCCCGGATCCCAACGCCGACGGCAACGATCTGACGGCCTACCCGCTGGTCTACACCAACGTCGGTGACGGCAAGCTGGGCACAATTTTGCAAACTTTTGCAGTCTCCTGTACTGTCGGCGCGGTGGAGGTAACCACATCATGAGCTACACCCTGGCCACCCTAAAAGCCGCCGTGCAGGACTGGATGCAGGTCGACGAGACCACGTTCAACGACAACCTGGACGAGATGATCCAGAATGCGGAGGCGCGGATCTTCAAGCTTGTGCAGCTCCCCGAGCAGCGCAAGAACGTGACCGCTAACGTGTCGACGAACAACCGCTTCCTGGCCACGCCCAGCGACTTTTATGCGCCCTTTAGCCTGGCGGTGATCGACGACAGCACCTATCACTATTTGCTGTTCAAGCACCCCAGCTTCATCAAGCAATATGCGCCGGGCACCGCTACGCGCGGGCGCCCAAAGTATTACTCGCAGTTTGATGAGGCGGCTTTTGAGCTGGCCCCGGTCCCGGATGCTGACTATTCGATCGAGCTGCACTACCTCTACAAGCCGGCTTCGCTCACCTCTGGTGGCGACGCCGGTACGACCCTGCTCTCGACCGAATACCCGGAGGCCTTGCTCTACGGCACCCTTGTGGAGGCTGCAATCTTCCTCAAGGAGCCGCCGGATGTGGTGGGAACCATGGAGAACCGTTTCAAGGAAGCCGTGGCCCGCATGAAGAACCTCAGCGAGGGCCGCGGTACCCGAGACGAGTACCGCTATGACCTACTGAGGATTGGAGTGTCTTAATGGAGAAAGATCCGGGCCTAAAGGGGAAGAAGGTCGCGATCGTCGCCCTGGGAGCATCCCAGATTGACTTCGTGATCGGGCTAGAAAACAGCAAGCAGTGGGACGAGGTGTGGTGCATCAACTCGGCGCTGGCGGTGTATCGCCAATGCGACCGGGTGTTCATGCTCGACCCGCCCTCTCGCTACCTCGACACCGAAGACGCCGGCAACCAGACCGAGATCATGCGGAAGATGCTTCCCGTGCATCCGGGGCCTATCTACACCTGCGAGCTCGACGAGCGGGTGCCTGGGGCCGTTGAGTACCCGCTGGCCGAGGTGGTTACTTATGCCAAATGCGCATATCTAAATAACACCGTGGCCTATGCCGTGGCCTATGCCTACTGGCAGGAGGTCGCGCACATTGACCTGTTCGGCGTGGACTTCAGCTACAGCCACAATCTTCACTTCGCTGAGGCCGGCAGGGCCTGCGTGGAGTTCTGGATCTCCAAGTGCCTGGAGAACAAGATCGCCATCGGGGCCTCGCCGCGGTCTAGCCTGCTCGATAGCAACGTAGGCGTGACCGAGCGGCTTTATGGCTACCATAGGTTAGAAGATCCTATGGTCGCAATGCCCCACCAGGATGAGTGGGTCCTATGCCCCAGGTCGAAGCTCAGCGAGGTCATCGAGGAGCGCGAAATCGAGCTCGTCAAGGTGGCCAAGGCCCCGGAGCCTTACCGAGGATGATGAAGGATCAGGTAGGGCCGCAGCTGGGGAATGTCATGGTCTCCACGACCCAGAACCGGGGGCATGCTCCCGAGTTCTGGGCAGAGCAGGCGACCAGGAAAATCTGCGGGATTTCTGACAACGCGGACCCCCATGTCCGCAAGCAGGCGTTGGCTTTCCGGGACAAGATCTACGCGGTAATATTGGCCGAGATGCGGAGCGCCATCCGCTCAGACCGTGTTACCCTGAGCAATCAGATGAGGGCGCGCGGGGTAAACGATTTGGCGCAGATCATTCGGGAGCTTTGACATGGCCATCACCTCCGCAATTTGCACGTCCTTCAAGCAGGAGCTCCTGGTTGGGACGCACAACTTTACCAA